CAAATCAAATTGTAATTGGTTATAATGCAGATGGTATTGCAGATAATTCTGTAACACTTGGTAATTCATCTGTAACTGATGTTTATATGGCACAAGATAGTGGTGCTACAGTTCATTGTGCCGGTATAGGAGATGGCACCGATACATTAATAGCACTACATACAGGCAATCACGTACAAATAAATGGTGCTGGTATTCAAGACACAGGAAATCCGGGTTGGACATTTGTAGCTGGAAATACCAATCAAGGAAGTGTATTAGAACACGCTTGTGGTGATGCTGGTGAAGATATTGCAATATTTAGAACAACAAGTGGAGTTGCTGGAAAAATTACTACATCTGGCACATCTACCGCATTTACAACCAGCTCTGATTATAGGCTTAAAGAAAATGAAGTTACAATGCCAGATGCACTAACAAGACTTGGCAAATTGAAACCTTATAGATTTAATTGGAAGTCAGACAAAGACATAACTGTAGATGGATTTTTTGCTCACGAGGTTGCAGAAGTTGTGCCAGAAGCAATAGTAGGTTTAAAAGATGCAGTTGATGATAAAGGTGACATAGAACCACAAGGCATTGACCAATCTAAACTTGTTCCATTACTGGTTAAAGCAGTACAAGAATTATCTTCAAGAGTAGAAGAATTAGAAAAGAAATAATTAACTAACAAGGAGTCAATAATGGCTAAAGAAAAAAAAGAAAAGCCAGTTATTAATCTTGATGGTAAAGAGTATATCATTGAGGACTTAACTGATGAACAGAAGATGATGGTGAATCATATAAACGACATACAAAACAAACAAGCATCAAACAGATTTATTGCAGATCAGCTACAAGTTGGTCACGATGCATTTGTTAAGATGTTGAAAGAGTCGTTAGAATCTGAAGAAGAGGTTAAAGAAGACTAATGCTTATAAGGAAAAGTTCTCAGGGTCATTACTTGCGACTATATAGAAACAGTACTCCCGGTGCTACTAGGACGAAGACATACCCAGATGGTACGACTGAGACCCTGACTTATCCTTCTAGATATAAATATTTTTTAGTAGTAGATGGTGAAGTTGTTCAAAGAAGTAATAGTTGGGCAACCATTGAACAGGCTTATGTTGATGAATGTGAAGATAGTCATGGTGGAGGTCATGGTAGGTTAGACCCCGGACATCATCACCTTATTAATTGTGTGGCTACATCACAGTCTGATTATCCTACAATGGATAACACAAAGGCAGAGATACAAGATTTTTACGATAAACGAGGTATATCATACTCTAGTTCAGAAACTAAATCAGAGTTGTTATCAAGGATAGTTCCAATGATGGCTGGAGATGAAGAAGTCTCAAAACATATAAAGGTATAGATATGAAAAAGATAATGGCTTTCTTAATTGCTTTTTCTTTTACAGGTGGAACGCCTTCTGATTCTGTTCAATACGACCAGTTGGCGATGAGCGAAGAGATAAAGAAGAAAAAAAAGAAGAAAGGTAAAAAGCTTAAAAACAAAGGCAAGAAGAACAAGAAGAAAGGTTTCTTTTCAAAGGTGTTTGGTTCTAAGTAATGAGTCTTTACAAATACACACAGAAAGAGGCGGCTAATCTCTTAATAGGTCAGAATGGTTTCGATGTTATAGCAGAGCACGATACAAATGTTGTAAACCCAGATTCAGGTTCTTGGATAGCTATACAGGCATTAGGTAAAGACTCTAGTGGTACGACTGAGTTTCTTAAAATAAAAGCAACATCTAATATAGGTGATGACATTAGTTCCTTTGTTAATCTAATACCCGGAGAGATACTGTATGGAAATTTTAGCGGTATTGTAAACCATACAGACTCTACAGCAGTATGCATAGCTTACAGAGGGTAAGAAGGACAGAGAGATTAAAGAGGAGAGCAAAGATGAAAAGTCCATTAACTGATTTGGTAACTTGGCAAAAAGAAACTGGGCAACTAGACGGTTGGACAGCTTATCATTTAGCGGCTGGTGCGTTTCTTTGTAAGGTATTTCAGTGGTGGGGATGGACTGATTTTTGGTGTGTGATGGGAGTCTTTATTGTTGGTGTTCTTTGGGAGGTGTTTGAGTATTACATAGAAAATTGGAAGCCTTATGGCAGTAAAAAAAGGTGGGCATACAATACCCTTGCTGATATTGTGGTAGAAACTGCAATAGCATGGTGGATGGTGCTATGAGTCAAGTAATAAAAAAAGTAATTAAAAAGGGTTATGAAGTTGTTAGTACGAGTTATGGGACTCCTGTTGTGTATGAGTATGACAGGAGGGTGCAGTCACGGTTGGAGCGTAGGGGGCTACCAAATCACACCGCAGGATACGGTTACAAATACAGTATTTATAGAAGTAATGGGGATTGATTCAGTCTTGCATTACTATCATGGCAGAGTGTACGAAACATCTAATTGGTGTTGGGTACATCATCAGTTTGAAGACGTGGTGAAATGAGTGGAAAGCCGGATACCGCCAGAAGCTATCGTGCTACCGTTCTTGATGATAACGCCATTGTATCTATTAATCTTAAATGGCTTGCTCAGGGATGTGTTCTTGTGGCAGTATTGGTCTATGGTTATTGGCAAATTGAGAGTCGTATCAAGGCGTTGGAAAATAAAGTGGCTTCTGCGGATGAACAAATTGAAAACTTACTTAGTAAACATATTGTTGAAGAAAAAGCGGAAAGGGAAGAACTAGCACAGAAGGTAGCATTTTACGAAAAAGAGTTAAATCTAAACCCATTTAGTTGGGGCAAAAAGAAACGGAAATGAATCATAATGAGTTTCAGATTATTGCAGAAGAATTATTCGGAAAAGCAGTATGGCTGGCTTTTGCGTATTTGGGCATATCTATCTTTAAGGGACTCATTCTTAATGTCTACGAAGGTCTTATGGTTTTTATTGGGAATGATTTTAATCAAGATGACGTTGTATATTTGGGCCCAGAAGAACGGCCTGCTAGAATTGTTCGTATGGGAATTAGAAAAACTGTTTTCTATATGAAGGACGGAGATGGCAGGTGGACGATTAAGATGGCGGTTCCTAACGAATCCTTAAAAACAATGGTAATTAAAAAAGAGTTACCGAAAAATGGTGGTAGGTTCCATAGCATAACAGGACAGGAAGATGGAAAATAAAGATATATACCAAGTGCTGGTAAAGCACGATGAAAGATTAAAAAATATATATTCTACTTTAAATAGGATTGAAAAACATTTAGATAAGTTAAATGGCAAAGTGGAAAGGCACGAAACAGGCATAGCAAAGATGCAAGTCTGGGGTAGTGTAGCCTTAGTTACTTTTCCAATCGTAATCAACGCAATAATGAGGTTAATGTAATGGATATTAAATCAATGTTAGTAAAGCTTGCAGAAGAGCAGGCAGACAAGATGAAAGAAGAAGCAATCAATCACCTTGCATCAGATGAGATGTCAGAGAGTATTGCTACTGCAATCAACAAAAAGATTGACATCCCTTTCGTATCTGAAGAAAAAGAACAGATCTTCTTTGAAAAGATGGTAGACGTTGTAACAGACGTTATAGAGGGATTATTCAAAGGTAAGTAGTGCCTAAAAGACTGTACCAATTAAATGACTTTAGCGGTGGGTTAAACACCGTTAAAGACATTGCCGACATTGCTGACAATGAGGTAGGTGCGGCTAGAGCTGTCATGTTCAATGTATATGGTGGTATACAGCCATTCTACAGTATGAAAGACAGCACCAATAATAAAATAACTGCCTATGCTAACGATGATATATCTACAGTACAGCCCGGATATGGATTAGGCTATTTTGAAACAGATCATGTTAGAGACCCTGTAACTGTTTCACAAACCAGTTCTATTACAGGAACCGCTAGCAGTGAAGGTTCTGCCACTGGTTTTATTGGCAGAACAAATAGCGATTACGGTGGTGCTATGGTAGAGATAGAGTATAGACAGGGTGGAGCTCAACAAAACTTAGCAAATTCTTTCCCGATAGGCTCTACTGTTTTAATAACAGTTTCAACTTTTATTTCACATGCTATAAGGCCCAATGGTCAAGGATTGTATCGTGTTGTAAATACAAACGGCAATAATATAGTTTTTGACAGGGTTATTGACATTGCATTAGAGGGAGGTACTCCTCAAAACTATTGGGGAGCCACATTAAAAGGCGTGACATTAGGCGATCAAGTTATTTTATTAGCGGATCCTGCGGCTCACAACATTGATGTCTTTTCTACTAATGCAAATAATTATACACAAAATGTGATTACGTTAAATTCAGCAACTGTTTCCGGAACCCCGTCCAAGGTTAAATATTATAAGGTAGAAGAGTCCATACGATGCTGTGATACTGCTGAAAAAAACGGATCTAAAATACAGTGGTATGGGTGGATACAGAGGAGGCATTTTAGCAACCTTAGCAACAGCAACACCGGAACGACTACTGATGATAACTCTTATATGGATTATTTTCCAAAAGATAATGATCTTGCAAGGCCAACACACAAAGTGCTTTCTAGTAGCACGGGAACTGCTGGTGCAGTATCTGCGTATCCAAGTGCAGGTGCAGGTTTTAGGATGGCAATAGCAACTGAAACCGATCAAGATGGACTAATAGAAGCGGGAACTTATGAATTTGCATCTACTTTTATTTATGATAACAATCAAGAGTCTTTACCTTTGTCATATTCAAGCACGCACACGGTTTCAGAAGAGAACGAATTTAAGGCTTTATCTGTAAACATTGGGGCCACAAGTCCATACGACCCTAGAATATCTGGTGGTAGAATATATATTAAAAAACAAGGTGATGACTCTGAGTTTATTATGCTTGTAGATATAGATCTTACAAAAGGTGCTAGGACTAAGCTTTCAGATGATTATACTGCATGGCACGATTCTGGCAGTTCAAATTTTAACTGCCCTACTAACGGAGCCTCTGCAAATTTTAGGGTAACAGAACTTGGTTTTATTACTTATGAAGTTATCAATGGATTTAGTTCTAGTATATTTAGCAATGCCTTGGGTGATTCTGGAGAACATTGGAAAGATGCAGTAGTTGCAAACAATAGAGTATTTGTGTGTAATGTAACCATGAAAGATGAAGACACTGGTGACACCAAAGCAGATGCAACACTAAGATCTTACCCAGACAGAATTATGTATTCTATGCCTAACAGGTACGATACGTTTCCATCTACTAATTTTATAGAGGCGGCTAAGGGTGATGCAGATGTGTACGTTGCAATAGAAGCGTATGCAGATAGATTGTTGGCCTACAAGAATAAAAGTTTAGACATTATTAATATAGCTGGAGATGACCGTAACTGGTTCTTAGAGGACAGTAAAAAGTATCAGGGTGTGTTACATCCAGAAGCAGTAAAAAAAACCCAGTATGGCATAATATGGGCCAATAAGCAGGGTTTGTATTTGTACAATGGATCTTCTATAACAAATCTAAAAGAAAATAAAATTAGTGATAGCGATTGGAGCACACATGTTGGTGCATTTACAGGAATAATATATGATGAGCAAGAGTCTATGGTTTTTGTAGTAAAGAGCCTTGACAATGATGGTGATGTATATATGTGTGATTTAAAAAAGGGAAACTTTACACTTGCTAGAGATTTTGTTTTAGATACCAATGACGGACTTACTAATTCAGTAGACACTGAAAGTAACAATACATTGATTGCTCACGATAGTGGTAGTCAAATTGACATATATCAAATACATAGAACAGTTGTGGCTAATACACAAACACAGTTTACAACAAAGGCGTTAAGCTTTGGGGACATACATCAGGTAAAGAAAGTATACGCTGTGCACATTACATATAAATCAGATGAAGTGCTTACTGGCATGTTTAGTTTATTAGAAGAAGATGGTACCAGCACAGCATTAAGTGGTACTATTAGTGCATCGGCATCTAACTGGGCAAAGGTAAAGCTTACTCCATCATCGCCAGTAACTTGCAATAAAATTTCGTTAAGCTTTAATAGTAGCACCACTGCTGTTAAGACATATATTAATGATATTGCAATAGAGTATAGAACCCTTTATAAGAAAGGTTCTTGATGGACAGGGCCACTCGATTCATTGCCAATAGAAAACAGGACAAGATTAGAGTTGTAAGAGAACAGCCTTCTGTTCAGTCTATGAGAGAAGGTGAAGAGGTACTATACTTTAGAAATCGTGGTACCCTTACAAGATACAGAAAAGAACGTGGTAAGATTTGGACTTCTGATATGCACGGCAGTCAAAACAAACACGAAAAGGGCAAGCTTACTGTTGATAATCTGCAAGTAAACTCAAGGTTGGAGTACACAACATCATTTATAGATTATAGAATATTTTCTCATAATTTTACAGATGACTTACCCAGTTCAAAGATATACATACCTTGGCAGGGCACAGCGGAACAAACATCAGTCCCAGAAGCACGATCTTCTTTCTTGGCTCCCTTTGACATGACCTGTCACAAACTTATGATGAAGATACCAGAGATGGCTACTTCGACTACTGACATTGTGTTTACTATTGAAGAAACAGTAGAGAATGACCTTGCACCAAGTACTGTTTGCACATTTGATTTTACCGATAGTTTTGTAGATGATTCGGTTATTACTATCAATAGATCTGACTGGAACGCAGATCCAACAGTGCCTGCCGGTTCTTTAATACATATAGGATTGAATCCAGATAACTCTAATATTACAGATGCAGAAAGACATTTTATTATAACGTCAGTATGGAAGACAATCGTAACAATATAATCTTTATATTATGATAAAAGTTTTATTAAATTCAAAGGAATCACACCATGCATAACAGTTCTAACAAATCAAAAGGTTATATGCCAGTTCCTTCTGGCCCAAACATGACTGGTTTTGACATGGGTAAAACATCTAGTCTAATGGAGATGATGCAGACTGGTGGACAGACTACAGCAGGTGGGGCCGCATTGGCCCGTGCATTACAAATGCAGAAAGATCAAAAAAGGTTAGAGCAGGCACAAAGAGCAGAGGCTGATAGGCAAAAAAGAGGTGGTTTGTTTGGTAGCGTTGCAAGCTTTGCCGGTGGGTTGCTGGGTGGTGCAATAGGTGGCCCAGCGGGGGCCGCAATAGGTGCTGGATTAGGGAAAGGCCTTGGCGAAAGAGCGGGTGCAGGAAAAGCTAGAGACTATGATGCATCAGGAACTGTGTTTAGTCAACAGAGTTTTAGAGATGTTGATGAGGCTAGTGAAGATTTTAATGAGGGTATGCTTGGTCGTTCACTTCTTGCAGGTGCACAGACTGGTTTAACCGCAGGTTTGACTCCGGGTGGTGGTATATATGGAACATATAACCCTCTTAGGGGTGAAACATCTGCTCGTATATCTGGCAGGCTTGCTGGTTTATTTAATGCTGATGCAGTCACTCCTAAATACATGTCTGGATTGAGTAATATTGGAAAGGCAATGTCAGGTCAAGGTATTCAAAGTTTCGGTGGTGAACAAAGTTTATTTGGTTTTTCAAATCCGGTATTTGATATATACACAACAAATCCTGTTGATGTAGTGGGTATGGAAGATGGTGGACTTATTGGTTATCAGGTAGGAGGAATAACCGATGAAGATGAAGAGTCTGGATTGGGTATAGGTGCAGGTGTTGGTGCGGGTACATCAACTCCTCAGTCTAGTTCTTTAGAAAACATTTTGGGTTTTGAGCTTACTCCGCAACAGGAAGCTTTGTTTCAGGCTCGTGACACATCAGCCATTACCAGAGGTGCTGAACAATTAGGTCAAGGGTTATTGGGAATGACTGGAGGCCAAGGACTTGCTAGTGCTGGAACAGGATTTGGAGCTGGTCAAAGTGCCATATCTCAAGCGGTAGAAGGCATGCAACAATCTTACGATCAAGGAATAGCAGATGAGGCAAGGGCTTTTGAGTCTCAAGTAAAAGGAACTGCGGCTGATCTTATAGCTGGTGGTGCAGAATTTAAGGTAGCCGACTCTGTTCCAAAACAGCCACCAACGAGTCCTCCGGCAAGTAATGTGCCTAATGCATCTTGGATAAGACAGGGTGCTGATGGAAGAAAATATGTCTGGACTGGTAGTGAGTGGGTAACTGGATAATGGTGGATAACAATGGCTAACGGCCCTAGAAGTATATATAGCAGAAGACAGCGTATGGCTCCCGGCCAATATGACAATCCTCTTGCAGACTTTTTAGATAACCTTCCCGGTTATATAAATCAATTCCAACAGAATCAGTTAGCACTTGGTAGGCAACAACTTGCAGAAAAAAGGTACGAGGAAGATCGTGCATACAGGCAAAGACAGGAAGAGCGTGCTGTAGAAGAGCAGAATATTAATAATTTATTTCGCAAGCAAGCTCAACTTGAAGGAGTGGCAAAAGAAAAGGCAAGGCAGTTAGAAAAATT